AAGTGTAGAGGGTGAACGCAGTATTAGCTGGCAAAGTCGAGCCATCCAATATTGCTCTGTCAAAATTATTTGCCATGCGCTTACCCCTTTACGCTACATCATCAATCAAAGCCGCCACTATTGCAGTTACAGAAGCGTCACCAGCGGATGTTTCATCAGCCGACACAGCGTGTAAGTTACCTACAGTAGTATTTGGGCATCTAAGAGTGAATGTTTGGCTTGGTCCAATAAATATACCATCAACAAGGTCATAAGCGGCTGTGCCGCCATCCAGACAAATAACAATGCCGTCTGCGGTGCTTTGGTTCTGTATCATCAAGAACTTTACTTTGTCACTGGTCGTGATGGCTGTTGGGGCTGTTGCCGCTGCTACCGCCGTGTAATCCAGAAATGAACCAGCGATTAAGTCACCGCTTGTTGTTGATATGGTGGTTAACTTATAATACCACTTATCATTTGCATCCGCTGGCGCAACACTAAGGTTGCCAGAGAATGTTTGTGCTATCTCATCAGGCAATGCTGTAACTGATAGCGATACTAAAGCGTCATCTGCCATTTTCTTCTCCTTATCCTAGCGCAATGGCTATTGCTGTTGGGTCTTCTGCACCCGCAACCGCTGTCACAGTATTTGTACTCTGGTTGAATGTGAAAAGGTCAATCCAAACACCATTTGATGAATCTCTTATTTTCAACTTGTCTGTTGTTGTATCATACCATAGCTCATAAGCATAGGCTGTTGATGGTTGATTAGCCCCAGAGTTCAAAGATGCAATAGCCGCCAAAGCCGCGTTTATATCCGTTCTTGTGGCGGGGAATGTCTGGTTGGCTATATTGTAATCATGCTGTGCCATGCTTGCTCCTATGCGCTAATTCTACCGTGGCCTTGCGCCACATAATCAAATGTTCTGTCAATGATAGTCCCATCTGATTCCTTAAATATAATAGTAAACCCTGTGGTTGTTTTATTACTCACTTGATAGAACTCACCGCTATTCATATTTTGACCCATGATTGTTATACCATCAATAGAGCCAAAAGCGTTAGGGAATGTTATGACCTTACCAGTTCCCGCTGTACCGCTGGCTATATTACCTTGTGATTCTGTGCGCTTTTCTAGTGATAAATTGACAGTTAAGGCAGACACAACAGGTGTATCATCAATGTCTATTGTGTTCATCTTCAGCCTAAACTTAAACCCTCTTGCTGAATAATCCCCTGCGACCACCCTTGAAAACGCACTAAATGCGGCTGACCCGCTGGTTGGGTCATCATCTGTGGTTGCTATTTGTAACTCGCAATCCGTTGTTCCTTGTGATGATGGCTTGACTACATCATATTGGCGGCGTGTCTGCGTAATGTTAAACGATATTCTTGATGTTTGCTTTGCTGTCAAATCAATTACAGTATCAAAATTATAGAAGCCCTCTGTTGCCACAACACCATCAACGCCACCGTCAAACAGTCCATCTGCATCATCGAATAAACCAGACCCGCTATCAAACAAAATAGTTGTCTCAAGAACAAGAACATCTTCATCTGATGGTTTGATTACATTTGTTTTTACGCCATTAAAATCTGGGCTTTGTGTATTAGTCGCAACCACTTTGAAATTAGCCGATACAGGTGCTTGGTCAATAATCCCTATGGTCTGGGCGGCTGTGGCTGAATTGTTGCCGTACTTATCAACCGCCACGCAGAAATAAGTACCCTCTAGGGCTGGCACTATGACGCTGTTAGCTGGCCTTGAGACCTTTTGCGCTAGGGTGATGCCACTTGAGAAGTCACCCCCGCTAGTGACCCCTTGGTGGCGTATTACATAGTGAGATAAGTCTGCGTCTGTTACTGGTGTCCATGTGAGCAAAGCATTTGACCCTAGATAGTCTAGCGTAAAATCAGCAACATTAGATGGCGCGGTTGTTCCCTTGCCAGCTATCGTGTGGGTTGCGGTGGCATATGGTGACCTAGTTTGGAATGTGCTGATTGCTCTAGCGCGGATGTCATAAGTTGCGCCAGCCTCAACATTCACCAACTCATAAATGCCAGCCTTTTGAGTGCCTAATGAGGTGTATGTGGTATCAGTTGTTTTCTTAGCCTCGACCTCAAACTGATTGGCATAAACGCTTGTTGAGCTAACATTGACTTGTAGCGTGGTTATAGCCCCCTGTTGGAAAGTTTGCACAATATCTGTAACTGACAAGGTAGGCGCAGGGATAACAAATGGGTCTGGAAGCGTTGAGTTATCTTCTTGGAAGTCTGTTTCATCAGCATTCCAATCATATACCGCGCTATTTGTTTCCCTTAATGTAACATCAACACCTAATTCAGTACCGCCCACAACAGATATGTTCCACTCAGCAACCTCAAAAACTTTATTAGTAAAGCCGTATCTTGGCAGCGTAACATAACAAGAATCACCAATGGCAAGGTTAAACCCCTTCATGGAAAGCTGGCACTGCAAAACCACTTGCTGTCTGTTTCTATAAAGAACTATCTTGGCAAGACGCTGTGCGCGAGGTGAGTTGGTTGTATATGGCAAATCATAATCTAAGTAACGTGTTTCGCCATTGTCCTCAGAAACAAAAGTGCTTGATGTAATAGGTGGATAATCAGTTGCAACAAACCCATTTGATTCTGGAGAGTAAACCCCTTTGACTGAATTATAATTTTCCATCTGGCTTTGGGTTGCCGCTAATTGTATAGGACCATGAAAATCGTCCTGAGTAAGCGTGATAGATGGGCTTCTATATTCTGCAACCAACAAACGAAACTTGCCATTTGTGTAGGTCAATATGCCGCCGCATGACGTAAGCATATTCTCAATAATCTTTTTGGGTGCGCTGTTTGTTTGGAATGTACCATTGAGAGTGTAGCGTTTTTGAGTTCCCCCAGCCGAAAGCGTTACGTTCTCATCACAAACATTAGCCGCCGCAATAAATGATGTGTCATCTATTTCATCTGCGCTACAGGACAAACCGTATCTGGTGTCTGTTAGATAATCCCTTATGCAAAGAGCCGCATTATTTGAATATGCTGTACTTGAATCACGCGGGTCAAAAACCTTCTTGCCTTCAATCACGGCTGAGATATTTGGCAACCCTTGCGGAAACGCCTCTGCATTAAAATTTAGCTGACAATACATATACGCGATACCACGCAATCTATGGGCAGTTGTCCATGCCTTTATTCTTTGCGTTAATAGAGTATCTGCGGCTTGATTGTCTGCGCCATTATGTGTGTTAATCTCTACAAGCCTAGTGCTTCCATCTAAAAATCTTGATGGGGCAGTCACTTGATTGCCATTCATAGTGACTGTTGATTCATCAATCCTGAAGCTAACAAAACTATTTATCTCATGTGTGACTAGGGAAATAATCATGTGTAAAACGCTGTCTGAATCAGTTGATTCTATAAAAGACAGGACACCAGATACGCGAACTTTGCCATATGCGACCCTGCGGGGCTGCGCTGGCTGTTTAATCATTTGTGTGCGGGATGTTGCTTCACTTACATAATCACCATATCCAGACATATCTGGCATTTCTGGTTTCGGTGATAAAGCTGATAAAGCGGCACTTGCAGCGGCATATACCGCTATACTTGTAAGATAGCTCATGCCAGCTATAGGACCAGCAATCACGACAACGGCAACCGCCGCAATGATAGTTGCTACATTTGTTAACGCTTTGAAAAATGACTTAAATAAACCCATTACTTAGCACTCCACCTAATGGATTTCTCTTGAAGGCTTGATATAAAATCTAAACCCTTGTCACCTGAGAACTCTGTTTGCTGGTCAACCTGTGTGTAACGCCTGACCTTTGCCCTGTTCAAATCAACCAAACGGCTTTCACATGAGACTTGGATGTTGGCTCTTTCTCCATCGTCCATGCGACCACTGAATAAAAGATATGGGTCTGCAACAACCGCGTAAGCCTCTGTGATACAGCCCAGATAAACTTTTGCGCTTCTGCCTTGGTAATTTTCAGTAAGGGCAGTTGAGACCAATGCTGAATCTAACCCATTGAAACTTATGTTTAGCCCATTCGCTTGAACTGCGCCATTTTCTGTTACAGGGGATATGCCCAAAATCTCACCAGTGCCGACAAAGGTTGTGCTTGCAAAGGTAATATTGCCCAAACCTGTCCAAACTGTAACATTTGCGGCAGAAAAAGCTAAGTCAACCGCAACAAACGGCCTGATATGTGATGATGTGAATACGGTGTTTAACGCATTGGTTATTCCACGGCTCATGATGCCCCCAATGCTTAACCGTTAGTTTTAGCTTTCTTAGGGGCTTTGCCACCTACCCAAGCCTCATTTGTATCTGGGGTGCTTTTGTCGTCACCAATAAGTGTGCCATCAGCGTTTCTAGCCCTCTCAGGGGCGGTTGCCTTTGTTTCGCTAGGTTTTACCACTTTTGTTTCTTGAGCAAGCCCACGGTCAATAAAATTGGCGTTACGAGCCTTTTCCCAATCTTCATTAGCTGACAATTCTTCGCCAGCTTCATATGTTCTGGTTTGTGACCCAAGGCGGTTTGCAACCCCAACCGCTTCTATAATCATCTTTACAGCCATCTAGCCCTCCAGAAATTAGGGAGCAAGGTTAGTTGATACCTAGACCTTGCCCCCATTTTTTTACACGTTGTGCGGTGTAAAGGCATTATCGCCAGTATGACGAGCATGACTCTTGATAACTGTTGTTCCCAACGGTGTACCAGTAGAGTGTGTGCCTGTCTTGGCGACTGTTGTGCGGATGTACCGCTTTCCACCGATATAACCAACACGATAGGTTGCACCTGTTGAATCTGGGTTGCCGCCTGTTCCAGCGGTTCCAGTTCCATCAATGGTCAAGAAAACACCATCAGAGGCAATAGTGCCATCAACAATGTCTGCTTGAGCGCAATCTGTGAATGTTGAATTATCATCGCTATGCTCCAGCCCTATTGAAAACAGAACTGAACCAGAAAGTGTATCACCCTCTGCACCAATGGTGACAACAACTGTTGCGCCTTCATAACCCTGAAGGTCAACGCCTGTGCCGTTTGATGCAGCGGTTGTTACAGCCACTTTGTGTGAAAGGGCTGTTGAGATGCTATTTGAAAGGTCTTTCATATCAACTCTCCCTTATGTTGAGATTTTCTGCTTACGCAGAGCTTCAGGTAGGACAACTTGTCCGCCAACTCGTGAACGACAGTAATACCGAACACTACCAGTTGATGCCTGTGTGAATGGGTCACGCAATATTGAAAGGTTAACCCTGTCAACAATCATGTAACCGCGTGAGAAATCACCAAAAGCTACTGGATATGCATTAGCCGAAACATCAGGCATATCTGGCATCTCAATATATGGATAGCCCAAAATAGTATTTGGCACACCAGCGGTGAGCATCATACCAGCTTGGAACACATACTGACCCGCTGTATCCTTTAGCTTGCGGATTGCAGCCAAGGTTGTGCGGTTGAAGACGAATGATGCGCCTGTGCCATATGGTGTTTTCACCGCATGAACAAGGTCAATCAAACCATCACCAAGCAATGTGTTTGCGTTACCAGATACAGTTTCACCAACGTCACCGTTAGTCAACAAACCTTCTGGCTGACCGACTGCGCTTCCAGAGACAAAGGCTGTGCCTTCGTTCTTTGCAAGCTGTGTTGCAAACTCTTGCTGCATTTCTGCCTCAAGGTTGAACACTGAGTCCTCTAGCATCTGATTTGAAATATCAACTAGAGCATACTGCTCATGTGTTGGGATTTCTTCCAACTGTGTTGTGTAACCAGTTGTCTCAGACTTCGTGCCAGTTTCAGCCACCCATGCTGCACTGAATGTTGCAGTACGGCTTGGCATTTGAATTGACTTTTGGCTAGTCTGCCGAACCCTTGCAATAGTACGCATTGGTGAGATTTCTGTGAGAGTTTTGATTAACTCATTCACATACTCTGGTGGAGCCAAGAAACCCGCCCCTGTGTCGTTGTTGACAGTCAAAGCCTTAACTTCATCAGGCTCCATCTTGTCATCGCCTTTACGCAAGAACTTGTCAAAAGCCTGAACAGCCATATCAACTTGTTTTGCCTCAAGACCAGTTTCAGGCCGCTTCAACATTGCTTCCATGTTGTCTAGCTTGTCACCAAACTGCTTCTGCTCTTCTTGAGCCAAAGTCAGCTTCTGGTTTATGTCCTCAAAGCGGTCTAGGTCAGCTTCAATATTTTTCAGCTTTTCTTCAACCAGCGGGTCGGACGAACCCTTCTTTTCGATTTCCGCCAAGCGAGCGTCATTGGTAGCTTTGAACTCTTCAAAAGCTGTTGCCATGCCCTCTACTGCGGTTTTGACATCATCACTCATGTCATAGCCCCTTTACGATTTTAGGATGTTGGTTAAATTGGCAATGGAATCCATTACCTCTTTTTGCTCAATGCCAACCTCTCGCTGGTCTAAAGCGTTTGTAACGGCATTTGCCGCCATTT